GGGACGGTTATCAAGATGAAGAAAACGTTGTTATCGATGAATTTCGAGGAGGAATCGACATATCCCATTTGTTACGATGGTTGGACCGATATCCGGTCAGAGTGGAAATTAAAGGAGCATCCAAACCTTTAAAAGCAAAGAAGATTTGGATTACATCTAATATTTGTCCTACTGTTTGGTATCCAATGTTAGATGAAGAAACTTTAAGTGCTTTAATGCGACGATTAACTGTTACCGAGTTTACTTAATAAAAAAATATGTATGCAAGAAGAGTTTTTACTTATAATCGTCGCCGCAGTGTCACATCTCGTAGGGTTGTTCGTCGCCCACGGTTACCATATCGTAGTAGGGTCCTCACAGTGCGCGCCCCGAGAACAAGACGAAGAATTGTAAGACGTAGATAGTTTCCTTAATAAAAAATAATGTCTTTGGTGACACCACCTGGTTCTGGTTCTCGTACTCTTGCATTAACAACGGCACACCTTAGTCGTGCAGCTTATAAGAGATTAGCTGATTTACAAGATGATTATGCAAGGTCTTCTAAACGTTCTAAATCTTCTTCTTCAAAAAAAACACAGACAATGGGTAGGACAGGGCAAGCCCGTGGTGGTTCTGGTTTTTTTAAAGGAGGTTTTGCTCAACCTGTTAGGGTTACACCAACTATTAAAGATATTGTGTTAACTAAGGGTTCAGCTGGAACAATTGAAACTCATGGTCGTTGTGAAGGCACGGATATTGTTTGGGTTGGAGCAACTACTTGTAATATTCCGGAATTTGCTTTTCATGTAGCCAAAGCATTGTGTAGGAAGATTCTTAAACAAGCTGGTGTACATATTTCGAATGCAGATGCACCTTTTTTGAATGAAATTACTTATCCTGCAGGAACTTTAACTTCTTATGGTTATACATTACGAATGCAGTATGAGGATGGATCTGGTAATATGAATGAAGTTACTTATCCTGCGACTGATCCTGAAACATTAAATACAATGGCGAATAATTCTGGTCTTAAGCAGGCAATAATTAATTATGCAAATGCGGCGAGTGATAGAATTTGTGTTAGTATGAAGTTATATCAGACAGATAATGGTTCTATAACAACTGGAAAGTTGGCTGCAACACTTAATTTGAAAAATGAAATGGTTCATTTTTTTTCTACTGTTAAGTTGGTAGTTCAAAATCGTACTAAAGGTGCTGTTGCTGGTTCAACTACTAGTTTGGATGTAATTGATGCACAACCTTTGAAAGGGAAAATGTATTATTTTAAAAAGGCTAATCCTGATCTTAAACAGATGAATAATACTACTGCTATTCCTAATTTAGTTAGTTTGTTTTCCAGATGGAGTGCTGACACCATTAAGTTAATATCTGGTAATGAAACAGGTTATGATCCACAATTACAAGAACCACCAAGTCCTTCATTTTGGTCCAATTGTTCTAAATCTTCTAGTGTAACTTTGGAACCTGGAGATTTGAAGGATGTTTATATTTCAAATAGTATTGATAAATATTTTCCAGATTTTGTTCGGAAATTAGCATGGTATAATGGTGTTGGGAATAGAAGACAGAAAGTAGGAGATTGTGTATTGATTGCTTTAGAAGAACGTTTAAATTCTGGTAGCACTAATCCAATTATTGTTCAATATGAAGCTCAAGCTGATTTTTCATGTTATGTTACTACTAACAAGATTGACCCAATAATGAAAACTTATGCTAGTTCTGAAATAAATAAAGCACTGTAACAACCTAGCATTTAGGGTCAGTATGCGTTAGCTTAACAACCTAGCATTTTAGGGTCAATATAATAAAATTAATAAAAAAATTGTATAACAACATTCAGATTGTATTGAAAAGCGGGTACAAGCTTGCTTGTGCCCAAGATACAGCTAGCCCGCCATAGTGGCTCCGAAGCTTGCGTAGGTCGCCTCAATCGGCGGCGGGCTATCTCTATGTTAATTGCTAACAACCTAGCATTTTAGGGTCAGTATGCGTTAGCTTAACAACCTAGGACAGTTAGCCAAAGTGAGAATCGAACCGCTCAGTATTACTTACTAAGAGCGGTTCTCAGTTCTCACCCCTATTCTCAAGCCACATAGGGTCCCACATCCAAGCCACATAGGGTCGGAGTTTCAAGCCACACTATGTCGCCCCAAAGTCAAGCCACACGTAGTATATAAGAAGAGAAAAAAGTCAGCGAATTAATGACACAACGCAGACAAGGAATATTTTGGCTTTTAACTATCCCTCATGAACTCTTCTTACCGTACACCCCCCCAAACGTGCAATACATTATTGGCCAACTTGAAAAAGGCAAAGAAAGTGGATACTGTCATTGGCAAATTATGGTCGCCTTCAAATCAAAACAGTCTCTCAATGGTGTCAGACAAACGTTTGGAAACTGCCACGCCGAACTCTCTAGATCCTCTGCAGCCACCGCGTATTGCCAGAAAGAAGAGACAGCCATTGAAGGAACTCAGTTTGAATATGGAGCGAAACCCTTTTCCAGAAATGTTAAGGTCGAATGGGAGTCTGTATGGTCCGCCGCCCAGTCCGGAGATTTATCAAGAATTCCCGCAAATGTACGTGTGGTCAATTATAGGACCATTAGAGCCATTGGTTCAGATTATTCAAGAGCAACAGGAATGGAGCGTGAATGCCTGGTGTTCTGGGGAAAAACTGGAACTGGCAAAAGTCGACGTGCATGGGATGAAGCTGGGATGGATGCTTACTGCAAAGATCCCCGCACGAAATTCTGGGACGGTTATCAAGATGAAGAAAACGTTGTTATCGATGAATTTCGAGGAGGAATCGACATATCCCATTTGTTACGATGGTTGGACCGATATCCGGTCAGAGTGGAAATTAAAGGAGCATC